ATTATATAAAAAGGAAGTGATGAAACTCTATGAAGATGAATATAGTTGATTTAAACCGTTTTATCAAAGTAAATGATTTGCAAGAAGTCACAAATCCTATTATTTTTGAGAATGGTTCATATCCAACTGAAGGTGGTTTACTTTCTTATAGTTTATTTGGAATTCCTGGTTCATATGATAGAAAGACTATATTTTGCTATATAGATTTGAAGAAGCATTTCTTACATCCATTAATGTATAAGAATATAGTTGAAATGAATCGTAAAGTAGCCAGAATTATAGACGGATCAGGTTATTTTAAAATAACTGCCAAAGGCGAATTAGTTGAGGATAATGAGAATGGAGAAACTGGTATTGAATGGTTTTATCAAAATTTTGATAAGATTAAATTTGATAATACAGAATCCATGAAACGTAATAATAAAGTTAATTTATTAAAGAGTATGAATAAAAATGAAATATTTGTAGATAAATGGTTAGTAGTACCTGCAGCATTTAGAGATACTAACATTGATAAGAAGAAACATGGTCGATTATCTGTAGATGAACTTACAAGGATATATCAATCATTGTTAAGCTTATGTCAAAGTAGTGATGCTGAATTTGATTTAATGGGTTATCTTACTGAGAGTAAGATACAGAAAACCATAAATCAGATCTATGAATACTTAGTTGGCTATTTGGAGAAGAAAACTGGTTTAATACAGAAAGATCTATTGGGTAAAAATTGTCTTGCCCAAATAAAACTTTTTTAATTGCTGGAAACTGCTAAAGCTTAACTCCCTATATAATAGACTAACGAAATATAGGTATCGAAAGATAGAAACAAGAAGTTAAGATGTCATATGGTTAAATGTGTGGTAAATAGGGAAACCTAGTCCTAAGTGATTATACAATGCACAATCAGCAGCTAAGCTCTAATAATATTAGAGAAAGTTCATCGACTATCGAAAGCAAATAATAAATGTAACTCCTTATAATAAGGAGAATAAGTATAGTTGAAATACTATAACGAAGTGAGTAGAGTAGGGATGCAATCCCAAAAAGGAAAGTACCTAAGTTTTATTTTAATAAAATATGGTAAAGATATAGTCAGTTTATATATGAGAATATATGAGTAGTTAAGAAGACAGTGGATTACAGTACTAGGTCAGTTATATCAGCAGGTCGTATTAATAGTAATAGAGCTTCTGACCAAATAGTTAAGTTTGGTTATACTGGTATTCCATTATCACATTTATGTAATTTATTCTACCCATTCTTCCAATATGAAATTCGAAATTGGGCAGAAACAGTATTTAGTACTGTAAAAGAATTAAAGGATAGTAAAGGTAATTATAGGAAGATTATTAACCCTATGGAAAACTTTACTCCTGATAAAATAACTAGAATGTTGAATAAGTTTATTAAATCTCCTGAAAATAGATTAGATAGAATTGAAATCAAAATTGAAGGAGAAGATGGTAAACCTAGAGTAGTTGGTTTAAATTTATTCACTGATGAATTAAAAAGACCATTTTATTTATTGGATTTGATTTATATGGTAGCTATGAATGTTTGTAAAGATAAGCATGTTTATGTAACCAGATATCCAGTAAATAACTTTCAGTCAATTTATCCATCAAGAATAAAGGTAATGACTACATATACAACAATACCTCTTCAAATTAATAACCAATTTTTTGAAGATTATCCAGAAATAACTAAGGAAGAAGGACAGCCTGAGATAGATGCTGGGAAAGTAGAATATATTGATACTACTATCCCTCATAATACATGCTTAGAAAAGCTTGATGCCGACTTCGACGGTGACACAATCTCACTTCGATCCGTATATACCCAAGAAGCTAATATGGAAGCCGAACGGATTATCAATTCCCCTAAGTATTTCTTAGATGTAAATGGTAAGAACATAAGAATCCTAAGAAATGAAGCAATTCAAACACTATTTGCATTAACAAGAGAATAAAAAGGGGGAATTTTTGATATGGAAAATAATGAGACTAGTGTGAATGAAGAACAAGAAAGTTTTTTTGATAAGAATTTATTCAAAGAAGAATTTACCCAATTAGATGAGGAACTTAAGAGTATTGATAACTTATATGATGAGGTAAAAACTCACTTTGATAAGATTAAGAACTCCAATAGTAGAGGTAGTTTAACTTTTATTGAAAAGCAAACATCTAATTTAGTATCACTTAGGTCTGCTAGATTAAATGTTATTAAGTAAAAAATTAATATTAAACGTACTTCTACAGACTTTAAGTATAAAGAAAAACAACTTGCTAAAAGTAATGGAGAAAACGTTGATTCAATTTCAGATGCTATTTATAGTAGAATTGCAAAGGATTTCTTATATAATAATAATGAAAATACTATGCAATATTCTTCTAATGGTAATAATTCTAAATCTGAAAGTGATATTGATAAAGAATTAGAAGAATTATTAGATGAAGAAGATTTAAATGAGATTGATGAGATTGTTAATGATTCAGCAGAAATTATTACTGATTCTAAGAGTAGCGATAATAATGATAGTATCGATGATGGAGTGGAAGACGTAGCTGTTGATGACACTAATGATGATAAGACTAATAATACTGATGATACAACGATAATCGTAGATACTAAGGGTGAGAATTTCTATGTGATTAATTCTGAATATGATATTATAGAAGAATTAGGTCATGTTGAAAAAATTGATAACTACTTTGAGGATGAAGAAGATGGAACTACATATGCAGTTGGCTTAAGTGGTTCTATATATCTTGTATTAGAAGTTGAATAGTTTTACTCCAAGAAAAGAGGTTATTATATTATGGTATTAAATATAAACAAGAAAGGATTACTTAAAATAAATAAGCTCATAAACACAGATGGACATGTAGAAGACATTATGATTGCAACTAACATGTGGATTACTGAGTTTATGCAAGATGAGATGAACTTAAAAACTCTAGATAAAATACTTCCTTATACATCTATGGAACAACAAGATGTAGAAATGGAAATGATTAGAATAATCTTAGAGTTTCAATTTGAATATGAGAAAGAACAACAAAAGTTAACCTTTGATAGAATGTATTTTACAATAGTTAATTATTTTAATAAACTTGTAAGAGAAAGTTCTTATATGAATACTGAGGAGAATGATGATAAATTAGTTATTCAAGATTAACTTACAATAAAATTTAGACTAACCATAAATCTAATTATGGTTAGTCTAAATTATTTTTAATCATCACTATATTTTAAATTAAATAGATAATTTAATAATATACTATAATCTTTATCTGTTATCTTAAGATAATTATATTTAGTTTGCTTTTTCATTACTTGATCTTTAAGTCGTTCTTTTTCCTTATCTACTTTTTGAATTTTAGGATGTTTATTAGGATTTTCTCCACCATCTTTAACTTCTAGAATTAAATTAAGACTTTGAATATAAAAATCTGGTATATAAAAATGAACTTTCCCTTCATACTTATATTCAAATATCTGTGGAGCTGGACCAATTACATCAGTTCCTTCATAGTGCATTACTATATCTAAGAACTCTAATAAGTCTCTTTCATAACTTCCTACATATGGTATTTTAATCTTTTTATCAGTAGACCATGTATACTTTCCAGATATTTTTCTTTTGGATAACATCTTCTTCTGAACTTCTGGATCATCTAATAAATGTTCCTTACCATATTTATCCTTCATTCTTTTCTTAAATTCTTCTCTGTATTTTTGCTTACACTTTTCAGAACAGAATCTTTCATACCTTTCTGTTGATTCATTCCATTTGGTTTCTTTACCACATATAACACATGAACCATGATCTTTTTTATATTTCCAATTAAAATATACTTGTGCAGGTGATAAACCATTTAAATCATCATAATGCTTTATCTCCATATGTTCATATAAAGATTTCTTTGCATTAGGCTTATCTTTAGGTTTTAAAGCAATATATTTTTGATCACAGAAAGGACATTTAAATACAGTTTTACCCTTACTAGCCATATTTATATCACTTCCGTTCCTTTATTTATTTTACAACATTTATAGCTTTATCTGTAATAAGATAGATCATCCATCCTTCATTATCTTTTAAGACATCTAAATGAACATATGTTTGAGAATTAGCAAATACTTCATTAATTGCAAAACAAACGTTCCATAAAAGTTGGAAAGGTCTATATGGTCCATCAACATCAAGTCCTAATGATCTAAAGTCATATGCTTCTACATAGCATCCAGGCATCATATGTACACACAATCCTAAATTTTTACCATTATTTGTTTTAATATGATACAAAGTTAATGTTGATTTTTCATTATAAACAGGATTTTTTGAAATTAATTTTCCAATAGGGTGTGATGCTATTTTATTTGAATAAGCTGGAACATTTCCAGAAATAATTTGAACTGCAGCATCCATTGGAACATTATGTGTTTTTTCTCTACTACTATACATATCAAACCATAAACTCCATTTTTCATAGTCTAATCCAATAATAATATCATAAGATGTTTTAGAACTATCATGGTATAATACTGATGTAAAATATTTACTATTAGCACCATCAACACCATCTACAATATTCCATAATTCATTTCCAATTAATTGTGTAGAAAGTCCAGATTTACGTTCGATTTCTGTAATACTAATATTATTTAATACATAAATAAACCCAAATACATTAAGAACATTCTTTTTTGGTTCAGCTATATTAATAAGAGGAACCATAATTTTTGGATAAGTAACAGGTTTAATATACTTTCCTATAACTGAATTCTTCAATCTTGTTATAAAATCTTTATATAAATTTCCTAAATCACGAACCATTTCACTATAGCTTACAGTAGGAGTAGCAGGTTTTTCTTTTTTAAATAAATCAAATATACCTTCTTGTAATAAAGGATTATCCTCATTAAGAGATAAATCATTTAAATTTTCTATTACTTTCACTTTTGAAGTCATCTCCAATCTTTATAAAATTATTAAGTTGTTAACAAGATAATAAAATTTCATATGAAAGAAGATGATAAAATTGGCTTCAGCATCAGAACAAGTTACCAAAAAAGAATTTTTTTTAGACATAGATGATTATGGTGAGTGTGCATCATATGAAGGATTATTTGCTATAGCTAAATTACTTCAGACATTATTCTTACTAATTCCAGGAACCTATCCAAATCATCCTGAAATGGGTATTGGATTAACTGAATATCAATTTGAATTTATGGATGATGAAACTAAAAATGAATTACAATTTAAAGCAAATAGACAGATTGGAAAGTATTTACCTACATATAAGATTATGGGTGTAACCATTAGCTTTGTAAAAGATGATGCTACTGGAAAACAAAATACACTTAGTGTATTAGTAAACATAGCAAATGATGATACAGGAGACGTATTAGACGCAATGAATAGTATGGTTTTAACATTTGAACAATTAGGAAAAACAGGAAAAATAGTATCAAAGTTATATATCTAAATTTTTGTAAGAAAAATTTAGATATATAACATTTTATTAAAGTTTTGAAAGGAGGATTCAGTTTTTATGGCAACTAATGAATCTATTAATAATCTTCCTGATGATATTAAGAATCAACTTGACTTGGATAAAGTTAATGAAGTAACATCAGCTATGCCTGATGATGAAAATGTAGAAGTTGATTCTGCAGAGGAGATTAATGAGGAAGCAGAAACAGAAATCGAAACTAATCAAGAAGAAGAAAATGAAGTAAACAGTGAAGTAACAGATCAAGTAGAAACAGTTGAACAAACACAGAATGATGATACCGATATATCAGATATAGCAGATCAAATCATTAATGAATCTAATGCATCAGAATCATTAATTTTAGGAAATTTAGATGGTGATGGTTCAGGACAAGAAAGTATTTCTATTAAGAACTTTGAGAAGATTAAGAATTCTCAGAATGGTTCTTCTAATAGTAAATCCACTACTGGTCTCATTAATGATATAGAAGCAGATTCTTTTGATGATCCAGAAGATGATGCAGATCCAGATGATGCTTTAACTGAAGAAGCTAAAGCTGAAGAAAAACGTGAGTATAAGTTTTATACTAATGAAGAATCTGTACAATCAGCTAATAAGCTTGATTTTATGAAATCAATTAATGTAGACTTAAATAATATCACTATTGTTAATAAACCAGCAATTGCACAAGTTCAGGATTCATCTTATATATTTGAGAAGAACATTGCTACATTTAGAGTAGTATGTTGTCAATCAGCTTATGCAGCTTGCTTATCTGGTTTGACATTAGCTGAACGTAATGCTATTAATAATTCTAACTTGGATCTTTATCAGTCTAAGCAGAAATTGTATAAGACAGTTTATAATAAGATTCAAAGTATGAATTTTGATAAACCTAAATTTGATGAGTGGCTGAAGATTACTTCATTAGGTGACTGGAATACACTTTTGTTCGGTGTATATTGTCAGACATTCATTGATAATAATGATTTTGATATTACATGTGGAGAGTGTGGTAAAGTAACTGAGGTTAATGTTAATAATCAATCTTTGGCAGAAGCTAAAGATAAAGGTGTATTTGATATGATTGAAGCAGTTACTTCTGGTCCAATGACACAGCAACAACTTATAGAGAACTCACTTGTACATAAAACTACTAGAATTATGTTGAATGAATCTAAGATGATTGTAGATATTCATACGCCATCACTTTGGGATAACCTTTCCTTGATTCGTGCTTCTAAGCCGAGTGTAATTCAAGAATATGCTGATGCATTTAGTTCTATGTTGTTTATTGGTCATATCTATCAGTTAGATGTTCAAGCAACATATCAGACTAAACAGCCACAATATTATGAATTGAAAGATCGTTCTTCTATCCTTGATACATTGCTTAAGCTGTCAAGTAATGATGGTGAACAGTTAGAGGATGCTATTGAAGAAAAACTTGGTAAGTATAATATTACTTATGAAATTCATAATTGTACATGTCAGCATTGTAAAGCTAAACTTCCTAATATTCCAATCGATATGGAACGTATCCTTTTTACCCGAATAAACAAGGAACGGAAGACGAAGGCTACAAATTAAGAAGAGCTGGTGATTCAGAATTTATTGTCTCTATTTTAGACTTGTTTGAGGGGCAGATATCATTAGATGATATTCTTAATAACGAATTAGCTTTGGTCAAAGAACTATTTGAGGCTAGACAAAAGCTTGTAATAGAAAAAGAAGAAGCAAAGGCTAAGGCATTGGAAAATGCTCAAAATACTGATCATAGTTATGACTACTATGATAAGATGTAGTATACATATAATTCATATATGAATGGTTAGGTGATTTAATAAATTGAAAGTGAAGTGATTTATTAATGAACTCTTGTTTAAAAGTATATAAGGAATTGACTATGAGTGAAACTAAAAACTCATGGAATCTACTAGAAAGTACTAAATATTATAAGAATGGTTTACAACTTGTTAATATATTAAATGGAATCTCAGAACTTAATATCGACTATGAAATTATTTCTGGATTTAAAGGTTATAAATGTTTTGATATCTGTAACAAGTTTAAGTCGTGTGTAATTTCATTAAAAAATATTGACGATATTAATACTATTAAGGGATTTTTAGACAAATATGAATTAGATGTAGATATAGATGATAACGATGGAATAGTAGAAATACACCTAAAGGATTAACACTCCTTTAGGTGTATTAAAATTATAAAAGGAAAGGATGGATAAAAATGTGGTTTAAAAAGAAACGAAATAAAAAGCAGATTAGTAATAATACTAATAAATCAACACAATCAACAATAGATTTGTCCTACTTAAAATCTAATATTACTGATGAAGAAATTACAAGAATGGAAATAGAGAAGACATTAAAGAATATTACAGATTGTACATGCAAATCATTAGGACCATATGGTGCTACAACTATAGTAGAAGATACTCAGAAGCAACATTATATGACTAAAGACGGTTATACTATTCTTAATAATCTTATTTATTATTATGATATTCCAAAAACAGTATTGGATATTGTAAAGAAAATAAGTAAATCATTAGTTAGAAATGTTGGTGATGGTAGTACATCATCAGTTAAGATTGCTTATGAATTATTTGTAGCTATACATAAAATACAAGATGAATTTGATTTGGCAGCACAAGATATCATCAATATATTTGATGAAATGACAATTATATTTGAGAGAGAAATTAAAAATAATTCTATAGAAATAACTGAAGAAAACTTCTCTGAAATAATTAAAAGAATCGCAACTATTTCTGTAAATAATAATGTAGAAGCTGGACAGATAGTTTGTGACATATTCAAAGAAGTTGGTAAATATTGCTTTATCAATTTAGAGTATGGTAAGAGTAAGGAAGATCATTATGAAATAATTGATGGAGTTGAGATTGATAGGGGATATATCAATCAAATTATGGCTACTGAAGAAGATAGACTTTCATTTAAATATGAAAAACCAGTAGTATTTATGTGTAATGACATTTTAGATGATAATGAGATGGAGTTTATTATAAATTTGATAGATGAGATTTGTTTGAAGAAAGATATTCCATTGGTAATTATAGCCAAGAGTTACTCTGCTTCTTTTAAATCATTCTTCTATGCTAATCTTCAAAAGAATAGAAGTCTGCCTCTTATTGCAATTGACATGGATTGTTCTACAACAAAGAGTAGAGCTAGATTTGAAGATTTAGCATTAATATTAGATTGTAAGTTCTATGATAAACAGAGTGGTATGGATACACTTGACAATTTTAATATTGAAACTGATTTGGGTGCTGCCGATCTAGTTAGTGGTGATGACCTTCATACTAAATTCATTGGTGGATTTGGTTATAGTAATAACCAAGAAAAGATAAATAATAAGATTGATGAGTTATCAGACCTTTATGAAGAATATTCTAAGATAGATGATGAACATGACCGTTCAGACCAACTATTCCAGATTAAGAAACGTATTGCTATGCTTCAGTGTTCTATGGCTACATTATATGTAGGAGGAAATTCTGATGCAGAACGTAAAACTAGAAAATTCTTATTAGAAGATGCTGTATATGCTTGTAGATCAAGTATTGATAAAGGATATATAGTTGGTGGTAACTTAGCACTTCCTAAAGTAATTTATAAAAATGAAGAAAAGATTGTATGTGAATTAATGAATAGTAGAAAGTTGTCATATATGTCTAATATATTTAGATATGATGCAGATATCTATAATTGCATGAGAAAGATATTACAATATGTTAATGAAGCTTTCTTATCTTCATATGAAACTGTATTAACTAATGCACATATCTCTAAGGAGAAAGCTAAAAGTATTATAGATATTTGTCTTCAAGATGATATGATTTATAATGTAAAACTCAGAAGGTATGAAAATGATTCAGAAACCTTAGTTATCAATTCAACTGATACAGATATTCAGATTATTAAATCAAGTTTCTCTATTATAAGTTTATTAGCTACAAGTAATCAGTTCTTGAGTATAAATGCAATATCTGTTAAATAAAAGGATGTGATTATATGAAATTAAAGTTTCCTTTTTTTGGTCAAAGAGCCATATTAACCTTAGAAGGATTTTTAACTAATCCAACTGGTAAAAGTACTTCTATGATGGCTTCTAGAAAACGAATTAAAGACAATTTAGATAATCATTATTATAAGCTACTTAAAAAGCATAAAGATTTTAAGTATGTTGTATATATAGATTCTTATGCTTATTTATTTCATTTTAAGATTCCATCAGAAACATTTGATGAATTGTATTATGATGTAGTATTAGAGTTTCTTCCTCATGAGAAGAAAATGCAAGGTTTTAGTACTATAAATGATTATTCAATTAATTTCTTTAGTAATTCTCCTGATATGATGTTTACTTATGATTATGTACTTAAAGAAAATGACATTTATATACCATTCTTACAAAATGCTGGAAAATATAGTAGTAAAGCTATGAAGACTAGACCTAAAACTAGAAACCCAGTTGAGTTATTTGGTTTTGAAAAGAGTTGTTACTATGCTGCAATGTATATATCAACTCATAAATTAACCACTAAAAAGATGTTAGATAAAGTTGGTATAAAATCTAATAAACTAGTATCAACTAAATTCTTAAATAGTGTTATGTCTCAGGAGCTTAAATTAAATGAGTATAATAAGTTTAAGAAGTTAGAACAAGAGAAGAAACGAAAAGAAAGAGAAGCTAATAGAAAGAAAAAAGAAGCTGAGAATAAAAAGAATAATAAGAGAGTTGGACCAATTCAAAGAAATAAGAAAAAGTCAGGGTTTAAGTCAACTACTGCAAGACATAAAGCTTTCAAGGGTGTAGTTAAAAAATAAAATATATATTATTAAAATGTGAGTATAATGAGTTTTATAATTCATTATACTCACATTATTATTCTAAGAAAAGGTAGGTGGTTCTAATGCAGAGAAATTCTAGTATTCATATCTTAAAAATTTAATTCCCTTAAAAACTATTCATTACGTTTCGAAAAAACACAGTTTAGAATATTTTTAAAAGGGGGATAACACTATGGCTAAGTCAAAGGAAGGAAGAAGCTTTGATAAATATGTTCATGATAACACAAAAACTATAACGATTGATTTTGATAAGATTTTTCAACAGCCATATATTTCATCTATGAATGAATTGGTATTGAAAAAGAGATCATATTATTCTAGTAGTGATCTTATCACGAATAGTATCAAATTAGTTTTTAACAGTTGTACTAACGATGAAGAAGAAGCTAGTACAATCTTAGCATATCTTAATATCGTAGTTAATATTAAGGATCTTGATAATGATTATCCATTTAAGACTTTCAAAAAGGATATCAAGAACTTAATAACCGATCCACACATTCAATCATCAATATATAAATATATAGATGATAACTATGAAGACGAAATGGATGCTAAAACTGAAAAGACTAAAGAAACTAAGAAGATTAATCAAGAGTTACAGTTTACTGATGAACATGTAAGAATTCTCTTAAAGAGTGCAGAAGCAGTTAGATTTGTTATTCCATTAGTAACAGATTACTGTGATAAGAGAGATTATGACATATCTGATGGACTATATGATGTCTTTTATATGATAATCAAAACATATCAAAACGATATCGAAATTATGAATAAAATTCATAGATTTGTATATAGTCGAGTTGTATCAACTCAATATTCAGACAGAGTAATCTGGAATGTACTTTGTAATAAGTCGAAAGATATTAATACTATTACACTAGAGTTCTTAAAAGATATTTTGATCGGTATCCTCACAAAAACGATTCTTGGAAAAAACGTTATCAATTTATTCCACGTAGTTATTAGGAATAAATTAGGTTTTGAGTTTTCTAAGAATTATAAAATATCCTTTAAACCAGTTAATTTGAATCAAGTAGATAGTGAAGGTCTTACTCCATTTGATAAATGGGAAATTTCTATGAGTAAGAAGAATGAAAGTAAGATTGTTAATAATAACTTATCTATTGAGCAACAAATTAAACATCTTAAGAAAGCCTTTGGTATTACAGTAACAAGAGATGAATTCAATTATTATCATGAAAGAATTAAGATAAATAGGTTTCAGACAAATCTGTTATTCTTGTTCTTTGCTAAGTATATGGGTAGTTATCAATCACTGTATAACTGTAATAGGAAACAGTATACTATGATGATAATAATCTTCTATAAGTGGCTGATTAATAATGGATTTCAATATCTTCCTGTTTATATTCTTGCAACTCCTGATAAGTTATCAGAGAAAAGAATGAATGTAAATAAATCCAAGATTTATGAGCAGGTTACTGAAAGTAAGACTTATAAAGAATTACTTAAGACTAAATTTACATTCATTGAGACTAACTTAAATGAGAGTAATACAATTGTAAAGATGATTGGAAACTTGAATGTAAGTAAATTCAATGAGGTAGTACCATATCAACAATATGTAAATTTAGAAATACCAGAAGGTGAAGAATTGGATCCAGAACCAGTTGATATTAAAATCGAATTCATTGCTGATGAGATTTTAAATTTCTTAAGAAATATATAAGGATATATTATAAATAAGATATGAACTAGAGGAATTAAAATTAAACCAAAAACGAGATGTTATCCCTAATATGTATGAATTGCATATTAGGGATAAATTTTAAAAGGTAGGTGTTAAGCATATGAATAAAGAGTTGAAAAATAACATAATTGATAGTATAAAGCTAAATTATGTTCCATATCATTATTCAAGTAATTATAGAGAATTATCCATAAGATGTCCATACTGTGGAGATTCTTATAAGAATAGTAATCATACTCATTTGTATATAAATACAGATAGAGATGATTGTTTACCATATTATTGTCAAAGATGCACATTATCTGGAATTGTAGATTCTAAGTTCTTAAAAGATATAAATATCTTTGATTATAAGCTTATGGGTGAGTTAGATAAATCTAATAAGAAACTTAAGTCGGATGTTAAAAAGAGAAAGAAATCAACTAATGAAGCTAGTATGAGTTCATTAATTTCGAATAGAGATGAGTTAATATTACCTAACTTCGATTCTAATAATAAATTTGAAATTAAGAAGTATAATTATATTGATAGTAGATATAGTTTTAGTTTAGATCCATATCAGTATATTAGAGAATACAAGGTAATATTTTCATTTAGAAAGTTTATAATTGAAAATGGTATAGACTTTCTAAATGCAAATGAATATATGATAAAGAATTTATCATCTAATTATGTAGGATTGCTTAGTTATGATAATTCATACATCATATTTAGGAATATAAAGAATAACTGTCAAAAGAATCAAAGGTATTATATGTATAATATTTTTAATGATGATAGTGGGAAAAGATTCTATGCTCCGAAGACAAAGGTTAACATTATGGAGGATACTGTTAATCTAGTATTATGTGAAGGACCATTTGATATTATAGGAATTAAGGAGTATTTCTATAAGGATTCTGATAATACTATATTTGTATCAGTAAATGGAAAAGGTTATAATCTTATAATAAATCACTTTGTAAGATTAGGATTTCTAAATATGAATATATTCATATATTCAGATAGTGATGTTCCAATTCAGGTATATAAGTATTTAAAACAAGGATGTTCTGGATTGAAATATAATAAATGTAAAGTAATCTATAATTGTATTGAGAAAGATTTTGGAGTAAAATTAGATCAAATACAATTAAAGTCAAATTATATTTAACATAATAAGAAAGGAAAGAAGAAATTATGTATAAATTAAGTGATAACTTTATTGATAGCTTAAATCAAACAGAAAAGGCTATTATCTTTAATCATTTAATGGATGAATCTATCAATAAAGAAAAAATAATAAATTCTGATCTAGATGCATTTGTTATTGAAAAGTTTGATTCAAATATTGTTTGTTTAGCTTCAATTATCGAAGAATTATCATCCCTTCAATCTGATACAATGGATGCATATGATCTGATAAGAAAAATGATAACCAATTTAGATGAAATGGTTTCATATGATGTAATAGAGAATCTATTAGCTTTAATAGAAATTTCTGGGAGTGATTCATTTAAACCTATTATCCTATTTGAGAATAATGATGAATTAGATACTTTCTTATCTAGTTTGCTCAATAATGAAGTACTAATATCATTCATCTTTGATAAACCATATAATTTCAGCTATTCTCATTTATTAAAAATGATAGTATCTAATATAAAACAGTCAAGTATTGTATTAGATTTTATTTATAATAAAATGATGCTTCAAATGGGTGATCATAATAATAGGCTAGACCTTTCAGAAGAATATCTTGAAGGCTATGCTAAACTAATGTACGAATCATTTAAAATGTATTATAAAGATATTAAAAAAGCTTTTTCAAGTAG